ATTTAGTGTTTCCAGATTTAAGCGCATCTCCTCTAGTAGATATAACATTTCCGCACTCACATTTACAAATCCACTTAGTTTTTCTTCCACTTTTTTCATCAACTTTTAAAACTTTTAGTTTTCCATATTTTTTACCAGTCAAATTGTATTTTGGTTTTTTCAATGTTATCAACTCCTTAATAACATTGTACCATATCCGACATGTTATTTCAACTTAGATTTTACCGATTTTGCTCGATTTATTACCTTTTAATTTCTTAAAAGGACGGCATTCGTTTTACCGCATACGGTAAGAAGTTCCCTACTCTCACATTGTTTTTTTTATCATCTACTTCATGTCCAAAACTATCTCTTAAATATCCTTTGTCAACTGGAACTTTTCTTTTAGCTTCACCTTCCACAAAAAAACCAACTGCATCAAGTGCGTTAAATATATTCTTAGCCAACATTTTTTTAACTTCTTTTGTATTGTTCTTAAATTTTGTTACCAATTAAATCACCTCTAATTACTTACAGATGTATAATTATCACTTTGTTTCAATAGAATTTTGTAATATTTACCTAGATATAATTCGTTATCAATATACTGTATTTGATAATACGTTCTGTTGAATAAAACTCTATCTTTTTCTGTCATGTTTGCAGGCTCGCAATACATTCTGTGAGTAGCTTGTATCCCTCTTTTGTCTGCTTGTTCGATTTCATTACCTGCTAAATTCTGTATACTAGCTATAATCGTCGCAAGTGTCGACCACGTAACTGTATCGCCTGTATAACCGCCATCTGTTCTAATTTCTCGCTCAACAACTACATTATATCCTATATCAGATAGTATGTCGCCTATATCTCCAAAACTCATATTATCCATCTCCTGTACTTACTGTCAAGTAGCGATTTTGTAGAGAGCAAGAACCCAGTTTCAGTATCAACTACTTTTTCTAAAGCCGTAAATTTCTTTGTAGCTTTGTCTAATGTCCACGATTCAAGATTAGATGCTGTTCCTTTATGTTCGTATGCGTTCACGATTTCGTTAATACACGCATCTTCTAGGTCGTATGGTAAATCTCTATCTACTTGATCAGGTAATTGATATCCAGCCTCGTATGTTATAGTTACATTTTTAATTCTTTGATCTTTGTGTCTGCTTATTCCACATACATATCCACTTGATTTAAACAATTTCTCATAATACAATATACCTGATTCAGATTCTATTTCAATATCTGTTAATTCTATTTCATTGTCAGAAATTTTGATTTCAGTTACGCTTGTTATAGGATAATTGTCTAAGTTTAATTCTAACAAATCATTTCCAGTATATTTTTCATCATTATAAGTTTGCTTTCTAAAATTTCTGTTGCAGTAGTTCGCTATCTTTTCAGACACTACATTTATTTGGCGCGTTAAATAACTATCTTGACTTGTATCTGAGATGTTAAGCTCTGATTTTACAAGCTCTAATGTAGTCAATGCTATATTCGTATCAACTGGCATTTATAACACCTCTCTCAACTCTTCTATAAGTTTCTTTTTGCTTTTTCTGCTGTAGTTTTCTATGTTGTTTTTTTTTGCTAACTTTTGTAAAACTCTATAAGGAGCTGAATTAAGATCGTATTTTTCTTTTGTTTCGAATTCAGTTTCTATTTTAGTTTCTAATCTTATTTTGTTTATTTCACATATTCCTTTTTGTAACCAAGCTTCTGATAAATAACTAGATATTTCAGAAGGGACTTTATAAATATGTCCCTCCTTGTAATTTTTAGTTACTACTCCATCAGAACCTTTTATACTTTTCAACATTCTGATTTCCATTTATTTCACCTCTAATTTACTGGTGCGTGATGCGGATCACCTTTTACAACTACTCCAGTTAATGTTGCTGATGCTGTCCCAGTTTCTACAATCTTCATTCTGATATATCTTTTATTACCTATATATCCAAAATGTTGTAACGAGTTGTCTGCTGTATCTCCATCGATTACAGGCAATGTTCCTAGTATGTTAGTTGCAGCAACTACCGATTCATCCGACATATCAGATTCGTCTCCTTCATAAAGTGCAACAGTAAGATAATTACTAGCGTCTGCTGTAGTTACTGTATGAGCTAACAGTTGTAAATCAATACTTTCAAACCCTTTAACATCTATTGTATTACCTGTTACTGCTCCTGTTACTGCTTGATAATTTATAGCTGTTTCTGGCTCGATATTGTGATATAAGTCTTTTCTCATTTTTTTATTTCCTCCTTATTATACTGTTGATAAAGCTACGCTGCCAACATTCTCTATTATAATCCACTCTGTTGCTGACTTATAACCTAATACTAGTTCGTCACTAGCATCTGCAAAAGTAGCAGTATTGTTTGTGCCATTAAAAGTTACCCCAGTAGCTGTTGTCACAACTAAATTTTTACCGCCATCAGTTCCAAGCTTTATTCTAGCTAACACTCCTTCTTCTGGAGCTGCTAAAGTCATAGCTAAGTCACTGACTGCTCCTGTTGTAGCTATTGCAATTCCAGATACATCAATTGCTCCATCTGCTGAGTATTCAGTAACATCGTTAGACTTTATTACATTTTTCAACTTATCTCCTGTAACTTCTATTGCTCCTGCTTCTCCTGTAGTTTTGTTCCCAAAAAGTAAACTGCCTAGAATAACCCATACATTCCCGCCGTCTTTCCTGTAATTATCTGAATTATACAAATTTATCACCTACGCCTTTACTTTTAAAATTTTGATAGCTTCTGGCAATATAACGTGTCCACCAATTCTCTTTCTACCAAAGAATCTAACTACATCTTCTGCCATTTGCGTCATATCGTCTCTTCTTACAGTCGTACCAGTTCTATTAACAACGCAATAACCTTTTTTCCAATCTCCTACTGCTAATATCTTTCCACCAGCTGTTGTAGGGTCATCAGTCATTGCAGGAGTTTCGTAAACTGGTCTATTCATTAATGTAGCAATTGAACCTGGATAACCTTTTAAAGGTTCAAGCGAGAATTGGAATTTACCATCTCCTGTTTTCATTTGCGCTATGTAAGACAATACTTGCGAATTAGCAAACCATGATGCATTCTTCTTATATCCTTTTTTAAGTTTGTAGAAAAGATTTACTATGTCAGTATCTAAAAACGCTGATGCTGACTCTGTTTCAACAACCTCTATATCGTCATCTGTTAAAAATCCTTGTGCCTTGTTCACGTCATTACCTGTGATAAAATCGTTCTCTACTCCTTCTGTTATTCCTTCAGATAATTCGGTATTAATAATTTTTACTAAGTCACCTTTTTCAGCATCTTCAATATCTTCAAGAGTTGTATATACTGAATGTTTATATGGGAATGTAGATATTTCTATTCTTTCAAATTTGACATCTTTATTCTCGCCAGCTTCTCCCTCTCCTGCTGTTTCTGCTGCTGAAATTTTAACAACTTTTAAAAATGTGTAAGTTTTGGATTTAGTGTTCTTAATTGTAGCTACTTGCATCATTGCGTTCATTTCAGTAATATCTTTCAAAATCATCTTATCAGTTTGGTCACCTGCAAGATATCCTCCTGTTGTATCATCGTTCGAAGTCATTAACTTAAATTCATCTGGAGTAAGTCCTTCTTTTCCAGATTTGTAATATCTTTCTTGAATTTCTATATGCTTTTTCAATTCAGGAGATACACCATCTTCTTTTTCTGTTCTGCTGTTCATTTCTTTAACGTCTGCAATTTCTTTCATTAAATCAGCAAATTTTGATTCGATTTCAGAATCAATTGCTTCACCTTTTAACTCTTTAATTACATCTTCTTTGATGCTTTTAACTTTTCCTTCTAAAACTTCTGGAGTTAATACCATACCTTTCAACTCTTCAAAAGCTTCCATAATTTTTTCATTAGTAACTTCTTTTGACATTTTTTACCCTCCTATTACGCTATTAATAGCGTTTAATATATCTTTTTTTTCTGTTTGTTGTAATTTCTCACCTTTTTTGTCTACAAAACTTCTAGTAGGCTGTACCTCTGTTGGAACTCCAACTAGAGATATTCCATCTCCAACCCTTTCATAAGATTGTCTATAGTATATATCAAACTCTCCTACTCCATTTTCAGTCCAAAGACAATTGTTGTAAACGCATTCGTCTAACATTACTGCATTTACTTCTAAATAACCAATCATATTCGGATTTACTTCTTTTATTTTTTCTTTTAGCATATGTGATATCGTCATAGTTCTGTCAATTGCTTTTATATCAACTTGTTTCATTCCTGCAATTTGTGTTTTTATTTCTTCTAACTCTTTCTTAATATCCAATTCTGCACCTTCTTTTTTATACCCTAATATATCAGCCATTTCATTTGCAGGGAAATTAACTGGCGAAAACTCAAACAACTTCAACTTTTTCAGCAACCTTCTCATTATTCCTTCAACTTTTTTCATCTCATCGATTTCTGTTAAAAAGCCTATTGACATTTTAGAAACAGACCCATCTTTTAGTGCTAATTTGACATCCTGCGCTGTTGTAGTCTCGTTTAACTGCCCTTTGATGTATAACCCTTTGTCATCTTCGTACATTTCAATCGGTTTGCCAATCGGCACACCTGACCAGTCGTGGTTCCAAAATATTTTTATATCTTTATAATTGTTGGCTTTTGCTCCTGCAATTGTATCAGCAAACGCACCTTTTAAGATGATATCACCATACGAATCTACGTTGTTAAAATAAGCTGCATATCCTTCAATTATACCTTGCTCAGTAGCTTTAAACTCAACATCAAAGCTTTTATGCTCTCTTTTCATGTTATCACCTCCCTTTGCTGTAGTATATCTATATTAAAGTTTACTTTCAATGTTTATTTATAAAATTTTGTATTTTTTCATTCCACTCATCTCTTAAATCATCTTTAACTATAACTGTACTTTCTTTTAACAATTCAACCATTTCTTTTGCTATTTCTGTGTCCAATACACTTATTTTTATTTCTGCAAACTTCATAACCACTCCTTACTAAGCATTATCTAATGCTTTCAATACATTGTCAAGTTGTGTCCTAAAAGCTTTGTCATAGTTTTCTTTCATGTCGTCAACATATTTCATAGCCTCTTCATCTTGTGTCTTCCACAATTCCTCTTTTTTCTCTATAGTATCATATATTTGTTTACTTCCTTCAACTATTGGTATAGTTGAGCATCTGCATTGTATCACATTGTCAGCACTAGCAGACGGATCACGCGGGAATTTTAATTTACCTTTTTCATTAACAAAATACTCATTTAATCTAGTTGATTGTCCATTCAATGTATCATGCCATTCTCTTTCTCTGCTATCCAATGTCGTTATCCATTCTTGTTCTAATACTACTTCTGATTGTATATAAGCGTCCTGCGTTGCAACGCTAGATGCAGTCAAGGCTTCTGTTCTTGCTATCACTTCAAGCTGATTTGGATACGACTGTAAAAAATACTGTTCTTCAAATACATTTTCAATTCTAGATTTTATTTGTGCTAAAGTTTCGTTATTTTTAGACCCTTCTACCATTTGCACCTTAATTTTTTCGCGTAAAGTTTCATCAAGTATAGTTTCGCAATTTTGTAATACGTTTTCTTCAATATATTCAGTAGCTTTTTTACTTACATCAAAACTTTTGTCAAGCTCTAAAACGCTACTCATGACTCTTGTTCCTTCTTCTGCTATCAAAGTATAGTATAACTCTTCAACATCGCTATGCAGTTCTTCATAATCTAAGCTGTTTAATGCGTTTAAAATTATACTAGCACTCAAAGTCCCTTTATTCTCTTTTTTTTTTAACATATGCTCAATGTTGTCAAATATGCTCTTCACACTTTTTTTATCTTCGTTATTGCTGTTCATTGACATCGCAGGAATGATTATATTTCCGTCTTCATTTATAAATACATCTTGTAGTCCAACTTTGTATACTTCATCCTCTTCGCTGTAATTCATCCCACGTGCTATCCTAGCCTCTGCTCTAGTTATTATTCCAGAATCATAATCTTTTCTAGATATGTCAGTTGTTTTTTCTTCATCTTCTTTTAACGCATCAATTTTTCTTAAATCTATCTCTAAAAAAACATTCTCGCCATAAGCTGGCATTAACCAATTGTTCCACTCGTCAACCATTCTACTCGCAAATGGTATAACCCTATCTATATGGAACGCTTTGTTTGCCTCTTTATAGTTTGCATATGTCTGGGCGTCAGGATCAATTAATGCTACTGGAACTCCTAAAACTTGGGCTATTTTTCTTGAATTTAATTTAGTATAGTTGTAATTGTCCATATCTTTTTGCGACAATGACAACTGTTGCCATTCTAGACCGCCGTCTAGTATAACCCCTTTATTCGCGTTATAAACTCCCATCCATCCTTTTAGCATATTAACCAGTCTTTTCCAGTTAGGCTCACTTAATACTTGCGATGTTTTTAAAATCCCACTAGGTCTAGCACCATTTTTTATCATACTAAAATTCCACTTGTCTGACGCGTTGTTACCATCGATCGAGTAAGCCGCTGATTGAAGTGGAGATAATCCGTCAAATTCGTTTAGTGGATGCGGAAATTTCAGATATGATATCTCATCTTTTTTATAATATCTTTTTTCTCCATTATAGTCAAACACCCAACCAAGCTGTTTATTTTTTCCAAGATAAAAACCCATATCATGTGGCGAACAAGCGTATAGCTTTTGTGGCACATTCGCAACACACATTTTTTTTTGGAACATCTTTCCAGATAACAACATAAACATGACTAGCTCATATACATATTCGAACTGTCCGCGTTCTAAGTTTGGTCTTTTCAATAATTCAAGTGCTGGATGATTAGGTAAGTACTCTTTTTCGCCTTTTGCGTTTTCTTCGTATACAACATATTCCAGTTTAGCTACTGCTGTTGCAACTCTATCTACTACTGCAAACCCGTCTGGATTTCCAATAAACGCATCTTTTGCAATCGTTGTATAGTTACCGTTCAACATCATTTCAGATTCATATTCTTGACCTATTATTATTTTAGATTGTTCATCAGAACGACCTATGTCTTTTTTTTCTATTCTTTTTTTTCTTTTAAATATTCCCATCTCACCACTCCATGACTGTTATATTTGGCTCTATCATCTTCGGGACGTAAAACGCTAATACAAGAGCATCTGCTTTATCAGGCGACTTCTTCAACCTTTTTTTAAACTTATCTTTTGGTTCTATTCTTCTTCTACTCTTCGATTCTTCTATCGTAAATTTCCTTGAGCATAACTCATTGATAGTATCAGACTCTTCTAACAACTGTATCTTTCTACTTACTGCTAAACCTCTGATATTAAAATACATCTCAGTTACTACATTGAAATATCTATCTGAATCACTAGCTTTCCCACCAAATGAAATTGAATTGACTGTTACTTCTGATAAATCAGCTGTTCTTAACTGTGAACCTACGCCAAATCCTACTCCTGTTGTATCGATATTAAGTGTGACGTGTGGCTTGTCTTCATCTTCGATCTGATATTCTTCTTGTAGTTCCTCTATCAACATTATTATATTATCGACTACTGTCTTCTCTTCTGCTTTGCTTAGTTCAAATCCTCTATCAAGCTGTTTAGAGCCTTTTCTTACTTTTGCTACCGTACTATCATCGCCTAATCCAGCACAATCGATTCCGATATAAATCTCACCTTCATCATCTAACTCTATATTTGCACAGTGCATTGCATCTGAAAAGCTGACTATACAATCATTCTCTGATATAACTCCAAAATTCCCGTTTAGATATACTTCTTTATCGTATATATCCGTTTCGTTCTCTAACTCTCTTATATCTTCATCTGTAGCATACTTATTATCGTATACAGTAGTTTTTAATATCAGTTTTCTTTCATCTGTATAGTATATTTCTTTCTCCAGTTGTAAATCGAAGTATTTGCTATATAACCAGTTAGATTTTGATACAGGGTTAAATGATATGTTAATCTCTTTCTTTACGTCTGTAACACCTCTCAGACGTCTATTAAGCTCTTTTATCTCTGTGCCTATACATTGATTTGCTTCTTCTATCCAAACATCTGTAAGTATCCCTTGTTCAAATGTTATAGATTTTATTTTTTCGTTATCATCTAAACCACCAAGCAGAATTTGATTCCCGTTGTAAAAACTAAATGTCATGTCAGACTTGTTTATTTTTACATATTTATCTCTGTTGTTTGGAATATATTCGTTTAGAACCTTTGATAATAGCGTAAAAATAGATTTTCTGACATCAACTGCAAACT